CGTTGGCTCCGTTGGCTCCGTTGGCTCCGTTGGCTCCGTTGGCTCCGTTGGCTCCGCAGGTTGTAATTCCTCCGGCCGCTTTGCATAGCCTTTTTTCAGGAGTTCCCGTCCATGCTGCTCAGCCGTTTCAAATTCCTGACCGTGATCAAGAACGCTATAGCCGAAATAAATCTGCTTTAGTGCTATCAGTTTCATGATGTTATCTCTGATAAAGCGGCCCGTAGGCCGCTCAGTGAAAGGGGTAATTAGCCGCCAACAGGTGCAGGGACTGTAAACGCACCGGTAACAAACGCTTCAGGACGATACACCGCCAGTGCAAGACGTTCCTCGCAACGGATAGTGATCATGTTTTTCTCGAAGTCGTCGGAGTTCTCAGTACTGATCACCACGTTTGCATCTTCACGGTCGAAGATTTGAGCACCCGCATTAAATGCACCGGTCAGGAACTTACCTTTGAATGCCGCGGCTTCTGTAGCGACAACAGGCAAGCCCCATAAGGTCGGCGTAGTCAGCGCTGATGGATTACCCAAAATGTAACGACCCAACGTGTCTTTGGTCAGTTCGATCTTGGCCCAATCAATAAAGTGCAACACATGACCAGAGGCAGAGAAACGAGCTAACTGAGACTGCAGCATAGCCAGCCGCAAATCATCAATACCGTTCTGTTGGGCGACTTCAAATGACGGATCGAATACTGATGCCTGCGGCATAATCCCTTCAAGATGAACACCGGTACCGTCACCGAACAAGATTTCTTGCTCTTCGGCATATTTCAGGCCAAAGCGCATTTCAGTATCAATCGTTGATTGTAACTGTGAGAAGTCGTCAAGGATCTGTTTCGCGGCTTTGAACAAGTGGGCAATAGTGCGAACAGGCGTGATTTTTTCACCGAATTGAATCTCGCTGTAAGGCTTTTGCGTACCTTCAGCGACGACTCGCGCATTGTTAGTAAATCCGGTCTGCTGAACCCAATAAATGGTGCTTGATTGAGTGCGACCCGGTGCAAGCAAATCACGAATAAACAGGCGCTGTTTAGGCGCGACATCGATACCAGGCAAACGATGCGGTGCCACAATTTGGCCCGGCACATCGACTGACAAAAGTGCCGCTTTCACCGGAATACTGATCCGCTGACTTGCGGCAAGCGTTGATACAAAACCTTTTAACGCCTCGGCTGATACCACCTGCTGCCCAATAGTCTCAACAGTCTGTACGGCATTATTCAATGGCATTTGGGCGACATGCTGCTCGAGTTCGCCCAAGGCCACTTTGAGGGTTTTCTCCGCGGCGGTCAGCGCGTTAAACTCTAACGCCATTTTGTCTACAGCTTCTTTAGTAGATGCAGAAAGCTGGCCCGCGTTTTTAGCTTCAGTCAGCGCTTCTTCTGCCTTGGCGTTAAACTTGCCAGTGGCCTCTTCCAGCGCTGCGGAAACCTTTTTCAGTACATCGTTTACATCAGACATATATTCTCCAGATTATTGGCACGCCGCTTTCAGTCCGCTTAATGCAGACTCGAAGCTAGCTAAAGTTTCAGTATTAATTTCAGTGGTAGCGCTTGGCGTACCGGGAGGAGTAACAGCAGCGCCCGGCATGCTGTCGGTTAAGGCTTTAAGTAATTTTCGACGCTCAGAGCGCGGGGTATTGGCTTTTGCCAGCAGCGCATCGAGTTTGCGAATGGCTGCTGACGGGCTTTGGTCGTCATTGGTAATCTCATCAGCCGATAACAAACTATCCGCAAAACCTTTTTCGACGGCATCACTACCCGCAATGTAGGTTTCATTGTCCATCATGGCCGAAATGTCTGCCGCTGGCAGGCCGGTACGAGCTGAATAGATATCACCCATTGCCCGATCAAAAGGCTCTATATCGATGGCTGCTTTCGCCAGATCGTGGCGGTTGCCCATCATCACAATCCAACAGTTGTGGATCATCAGAAACGCCCCGCGCCCGACCTGAATCTCATCACCAGCCATGGCAATAATGGAAGCTGCTGAGGCGGCAATACCTAGCACTTTCACCGTGACTTTGCCGCTGTATTCGCGCAGCAGGTTATAGATAGCCAATCCCTCGAACATGTCCCCACCGGGCGAGTTAATGTTAACCGTCACATCCTCGCCGCCCATCGACCGCAACGCGGCGGCAATGCGTTTGGTGCTAACTCCCTCGCCCCAGTAGTCCTGCCCGATCACGTCAAAGATTGAAATGCTGTTCTCGCCTGTCGCAGCGGCTTTTAACCCACCGTTCCAGCGCTCTACCGCACTTGGCGCAACCTCACAGGAAACACCCGCGCACGGGCGGCCCACCGGCGCTGCCGGAAGGTTTTTAATTGTCATTAGGTTCTACTCCTAAGCGGCTTGTTTTAGCGGTGACTGTTCGAGCGGGATGTCAGGGAACAGGTATCCGTGAAGCTCAGTGATAGCTTTCGCTTTAACAACAGCGTTATGTGATTTAAGGTCTTCAAGTGCAACAAGGTTAAGTTGCACGGTATAGATATCGCCGCCCGGTATCGGAGGTAGATTTTCAAGGCGACGAACATCGTTGCGGTTCATCCAACCATTTTGAAGCGCCGTGGTGTAGTAAGCGGAACGGCCCGCACTGTCGGCGCGCAACAAACCTTCAACAGAGAATTCAGCAAAGTAATCCTCATCACCGGCCAACAGGCAACGGACAATTTCCTGCTCAATATTGACCAACAGCGGGCGCAAGGTGTTGCTCAGAAAAAGGAGATTCATCCCCTCAACACTGGAAGCCCAACTGCTTTGCTTGGTCATATGGCCCACCATAAATGGCGGCACCCTAAACCAGCGACAGATCTCTTCGATGCTGAACGAACGGCTCTCCAACATCTGGGCAGCTTCAGGATTCATGGTCACGCTTTGATAGGTCAAATCCGCTTCCAGCACCATGACTTTACCGGCATTTTTGGAGCCAGCGAACGCAGAGAGACTCTTACGTAAATCCTCTCGCTGATTACCCTTCAGTGCTGCTTTACTGGAAAGAAAACCCGAGTTTTGCATACCGTTTTCAAAAATCTTCGCCGCTGACTCTTCGACCGCCATTGCAGCCCCGAATACGTCACGGCCCGTACTCATTGGCATTAATCCACATATACCATCCAGACCAAACCCCCGGATGTGCATCATGGTTTTGACCGGAACAACCCGCTTATTGCCGTTCTCGGTATAGGTGTACTCGAGCTGCCCACTGTCCAGGCGCTTAACCACCATATTCTGTGGCAGCAGTGGAATAAGAGAGATAACACGATTACCGATTATTCTCTTTTCTATGAACGCATTGCCCCGCAAACAGATACTGGCCACCAGCATTAGCATAAAGCGCGAGGGTGTCATTTCTGAGTTGGGGCTACGGCATAGCACCGGATAAAGTGGGTGATCGGTTGCTGTGCCTCGGGAACCGTCCGGCATCCGCTTATACAATTTCAGAGGAAGAGTCGAAACTGACTCACTGATAAGCCGGACACATGCCCAGGCTGCGGCCAACTGAATCACTTTATCCGCCGTGACCACCTTACCGCTGCTGCTGGTGCCAAACCACTCCTGAAAGAAAGTGCCAGTAGTGAGGCTAATTGGCACACCAAGCCAGTTAAGAAGCGCGCTTTTAACGCGCCCCGGATGTTTATTTCGTGCCATTAGATACCTACTATTATTGGGTTATCAAAGAAACCATCCAGATCGCCCTCTTCCTCAATATCGGCATCTTCAGCAGCGCCGATTGCCATTGCAGAAGCAACTACCCCATCAATGCGGCCAGTGCTTTTCTTCTTGGCAAAGATGCGATTATCTTTCTGATCAGCCTCGAGTACTGCTGAAGCAGCATTCCAGCGCAAACAAGGGTTGCGCTTGATAATCAATTCCTTGTTATTGAGTTTTTCCTCAAACAGTTCGATAGAGCGTGGCATCCATAAGCCGGATTCCTGCGCTTTGTAATAACCCTGCCCGTGGGGTATCAGAACGACACTGACTGAATTGCTTTCCAGTTCAGGCTCAAGGTACTTGATGCGGTATTGGTCACAAGCGATGCAGATGATATCGAACAAGGCTGTCAGCTCACCGATTCGGTGGGCCACAAAACCATAGTTCACAGCCATGCCCGGTGGCGCGTGGATAAAGCCAGCCTTTAACCATTTGTCGTAAGGCACCCGATCGGTTTTGGCGCGCTCAAGCAGACTGTCTTTAGGTGTCCAGAATTCGACAAACAAGCGGTTACGCTTGGGGAAATAGAGCGCCAGCGAGGTTAAATCGCGAGATCCCGACAAATCAAGACCGCCGTAACATACCTCGCCGGCGAGTTCCTCAATATCGAACTCTTCTTCGCAATCCATCCAAGTATCACCGCTGATCCACGGCGTAGCAGACTCCACCCATTCACAGAAGTTAAGACGGCGCACGATACTTTCTTTCGACGGGATGCCTCGCGCAGAAGTTACTTGCTCACGAAGGTATTTGAGTTCAAAGGTCTGGCCCAGCGAGGGGTTAGCTTTGCCCCAGCAAGACTCATCTTTAAACGGGTCATCACCCTCATCCAGTGAACAAATGAAGCTGAAAAAGCTGTCATCTTCAAGGTCGCCGCTGGAAACCTTTCTGCCATATTCGTGATAGTCATAACAAACGCTGGTCTTATCATGGCCGCTGTTAGTGATCAGGAATATCAGAGCCTGCCGCCGACCTTTTGTACCCGCGCGCATCATTTCAACAACGGTGTTATTTTTATGTTCGTGCACTTCGTCAATTAGCGCACAGTGTGGCCGTGGGCCTGATTGCCCATCATCAGAACTGATAGGCCGGAAGAATGAGCCGTTTTGCAGAAAAGCGAGATTCCATTCTTTCCCTGCACCACCTGATGGCTCTATTCGTTGAGATAACGCTGGTGACTGCTTAACCATCGCCACGGCATCACGAAACAGGATCATGGCCTGGTCTTTTTTGGTCGCTGCGGCATAGACCTCTGCGCGAGGCTCTTTATCAGCAACCATGCAGTACAAACCAACACCACCCGCTAAAGGTGATTTACCCGAACCCTTGCCAGACTCGACATACACCATGCGAAAGCGACGGGTGCCATCGCTGGATTTCCAGCCGAATATCGAACCCACAACAAAGCATTGCCACGACAGCAAAATGAAGGGTTTCCCCTCATGCTCACCG